GTTGCATTGATAAATGTTTCCCAGGCTCAACTGTAAGTTCTTTCACTTTGACCTCCTTACTTGATTCATGTAGTACACGATAGTATCCCCAAATACGTTCTGTTTTTGGTGCCTTCCATTCTTCTAATATCCAACTACTAGAATTTATTTTATTTTTGCCGCCAACTTCCCAAGCAAACTCTAGTCCGTACTTATATTTGTACATTTCGTATTCTGGTGTAGTAGAGTTGTTTCTATCTCCACCGTTTGCAAAAACAACTGTGGTACTTTCATCATATTTTGCTAACATGAGATAGATTGCGTGGCAAGCGGTGCCGTCATCATCATTAAACGAAATAACTTCATCGACACATGCAAGTTCTTTAATAACTGATGCACGTTCTTCAAAAGGCATAAACGGCCTACCTTTTTTACGAGTTAGCCAAGCATCACTATTAAGGCCAACTACTAGCTTGTTTCCTAGTTTTTTCGCAGCCTTAAAATATTCTATATGTCCAGAATGGAGAGGATCAAACCCACCAGTGATCAATACTACACGTTTACTCATGTAGATATTTATGTGTGCAATTTATTAAAAACTTCCTTAATTGGAGTTAAGCTTATCTGGCCAACTGAAAATATAGGATCGTCTAAAGACGAAAGTTTAGCTTCTAATTTTAATGCAGCATAATGATCTTTAAATTTAATGTTATCACCTTTTATATTGTTTGAAAATTTGACCCAAGCTGCTGGTATGCCATATGCATGTGCTGCTATTATTCCATGTAATGAACTTGATATAATAGTTCTACATTTAGTTATTTCTTTTGCAACATCTAAAGGATTTGCATTTTCTAATTTTATAATTTTATAATTAGGAAATAAATTTTTAACCAACTCATAATCTACGTAATGGGGAGTAATTCCTACATCAAATTCTTTTTTACTTTCATTACAGAATAACGGTAGTAGTAATGCAGGGTCGCCATAAATTTCAGGACAATTACCACCACACTCTATAATACGTTTCCGTGTTAGTGGACCTCTTACAAATCGGTAGTCAGCATTTGGATTTAATTTGTGTTTTGTATGCATAGTTCCACTACCAAGAACTATCATGTTATCTGTAGCTCTATGTACAATAGAACCTATACACATTGCAGAAGCATTGCTTGGAGATTTAACCATTTTGTGTTTTATATTAAAATAATCTAAAACATAAGGGGTTAAGATATCTCCAAAGTTAGGACGAGCATTTGACCAATAGACGTTCATGACCAGCCAAATATATAATCTTTTCTGATATTAGTGTGTTCTATTGCGCCAATTGATTTAAGAAATTTTCCAGCACAATAATCTGTATCTGGATGTTGTTCTACAACAATAATTGGTTTGTACTTTAAGATTGTTTTTTCTGCACCTTGCAGAACTTGCATGTCGTGTCTTTCACAATCTACCTTTAATAATCCGAATTTAGGTAGATTTAACTCGTCTAGTGTCTTTAACTCTATTGATCCTGCACTATTTTCAATAACATAACTTGAACCAGTATTTTCGCTATCATATACCATGTTAATATTACCTGAAACATTGCTAAGTGCAAACTCGTTTATTTTAACAGGAAGCCCGGTAACATTAAGTTTTAAACATTCTAAAACTTGAGGGATAGGCTCAAATGCAATGACTTGACTAAACTTTTCAGTTAGCGGCTTTGCCCATAGTCCAACATTTGCGCCCACATCTACTGCTATACTAAAATCTGTTACATATTTGTATGCTACATCTCTTACATCGTCTTGGTACTGCGCAGGCCCGCCATTTTTTACACGCTTAGTTATTAACCGTTCAAAATGACTGTCGGTATCTGGCATCCAGTATTCATAAACTTTTTTCATATTACATACTTGTCATAAACTGATTTATACTTTTGTGTAATTTTCTGGTCACCTTTTAGCGTATAAAAGATGCTACCATATTTATTTTTTCCGTAAACCATCCACATTAATGGCAGTTCTTTAAATTTATAATCTTTAGCTAACTCTGCTAAAATTACTTGATCTCGACCAATATTCCAATTGTCTATACTAATTGCTTGTAACCGAGTCGCATAATCTATTGCAAATGCAGGATTGTTAAATGTAACAAACCCAGCAAGCCAGTTTCCTGCTTTTCGATGTTTTAATACATGTGTATTGTTAAAAACTTTTTCAAATTCTTTTTCAGTAAATGATTTAGTACAAATTGTATCAGCATCAACAGTTACAAATAACTCTGTATTTGATATTTTTTCTGCAACAGCTAAAAATCGAACTGCCTGTAAATATGCAATTCGTGATTCGTCAGAAGAAAAAGTACGGTCCTCTAACGAATATGTTACATATGGTAATTTTGTAAAGCTAGTAGGATTAACAATATGACAAAATAATTTATTTCTTAGCCAAGGATTTCTGTTGTAAGCAGATTTTAAAAATGCTTCTGCCCAATCGTTATAGTAATTTTGATCACATGCTACTAATATGTTTTTGTTCATTAGAGAGATGCATCTTCCATTCCAGCAACTCGAAGTTTAACTATATTTGTAATTTGCCACTGTTTTTGATCAAGTGCTTTAAGCACACCTAACCATTTATTTCTTATAAGAGCAAATTCATTAATAATTTTTTCGTAATCAACTACATCTGCCTCACCGTCAACATATTTTTCAACATCGCGGCTCGACAATGCTCTTTGATAATTTTCTAGATATTTTTTAAAAAACGAACTGCGTAATCTACGCAGTTCAATGTTTAAATATTCTAATATTGCTTCTAGTTCTTGCAGCTGATTAAATCTTTGTTCTACAATACCAGGCATGGATGCTGCTGCCTTTTCTATACTACCAGAGATTTTAACTTCGGAACGAGCCGTTATTAACTCGTTCTCGAAGTATTGGATTGCGTTTGGAATTTCAGAAATATCTCTTGATATTTTACTATACCAACCCATTAACTATCCCATTCATCATCATTGTCGTCGTCGCAGTAGTCAGCTTCTAGATAGTATTTAATAGCATTGTCTAGGTCAAAGTCTGATCCTAAACATTCTTCAAAAACTTGGTCGTTAACACCGTAGTCGGCCAATAGATCTATAAACTTTTCTGCAACTACTTCAATTTGTTTTTTATCAAGATATTCTTTAAACAAAGTCCAAACATCAGTAATCTGATCTTCACTCAACATTATCAACTAACTCCTCATGGTCAATTACTGATTCATCATCAGTTTGGGTATTTACCATCTCTGTCTTTTTATTAGGTAAATCTTCCATGACCATTTCGAGTAGTTGGCCGGTCCAGTTTTTTCTGTACTCTAATGTTTCAACGCCTTCGCTTGATGTATAGCGGTACCGGTTGCCTTGCTTTTCAAGTATGCCCCATTTCTCAAACATGTCAAACAATCCTGAGTAAGGATCCATGCCTGTTTCGTAAGGAATCTTAACTTGTACGCCTTCGAACGGTTTAGCATAACGTGTCTTCATAACTTTACAGGCTGCACGAATACCATTTACCTCTGAAGTTTTGTTACCATCCTCATCTTCTTTGAGTTTGAGCTTCTTCATTGCAACAACAATACTTGATGCATAGATAAAGCCTGCACCGCCTGAAATCTTGTCATCTGGATCAAACATATCTTGTGATGCATAAGTGTGATTAGTTACAACCATACCTACGTTGTATGCACCAAACATGTTGACACAGTTAGTAACAAGTGCTTTTAGTGCCTTGGCCTTACGACCCATGTCACCTTTCATGTCACCTGCTTCAAACTGATTAACTTCAGTAGGAGTCATTAACATACCCAATGAGTCAACTACAAACAAAACTTTAGGACGCTGATCCTCTGGCATTTCTTTGAAGTCTTTCATGAATACTGAAATAGTTTTGCCCACATCATCAATCATAGCCATGTTGAGCTTGAGCAATTTTTCTTCTGATGTGTCCACACCAAGTGCATGTAGCCACGATTCATCAAGTGCGTTTTCTGTGTCAATTAGAACAACAAAAATGCCTTGGTCTTGTGCGTGTTTTACAATGTTACCTGATACAATGTATGATTTGCCTGCGCCAGACTCGCCTGCAAAAACTGATACCTTACCTAGAGGAATACCTTTCTTAAAGTCTCCGCTGATAAGATAGTTTAGTGCATAGTTGCCTGTTCCAATCCAATCAGTAGGATCGTTAAAGCCTGCACTCATGCCTGTAATGCTCTTTGTTAGAGCTGTTCGAAATTTAGTTGGATCGAATGCCTTAGATGCCATATGTTTCTCCTATTTTAAAAAGCCGTTAAAGTCTGTAGACTTTATTTGTAAAAATAAAGCCTACAAACTTAATTTTATTAGCCGTTATTTTGACGTGCGCGGATCATTGCAAGAATATCGCTTGCGCCACCACCTGCCGCAGGTGCTTCTGACTTTGAAGCAGGTGCTGCTTTTGGAGCAGGTGCTGGTTCGTCGTCAAAGTCATCGGCTGGTGCGCTTTTGCTAGTAGCCGTTGCGTTTGGGCTTGCTGCTTTATTAGGATCGCCTGTACGTGCTGCCATTCCTGCTGGACGGAAATACTGACCCCATCTTTCAGCATCATATGCTTCGCCTTCAACGCTAGCTTCAAACATTTCCTTGAGGACTTTAACTTCAATATCAGTTGGCTTCTTAGGAAGGAAATCGCTTAGGTTGAACAGTCCGTGATCATTAACTGCCTTCATTTCAGCATCGCCTAATGCACGTTCTCTACGGGCCCAGTTACTAGTACCGTAGTCAGCATATCCTCCCTTTGAAGTCTTGTTCAAACGGAAATCAACGCCTGCTGTGTAATCAGTTGGCAGCTCTTCCATATCAGGATCAAGCAGACTTGCTTTAATGATCTGGAAAATTTGTGGGCCGATAATAAACCGACGAATTGGATTCTCTGGTGTAGAATCTTCATTCAGCGGACTATCTGTAACAAAGCCTTGGAAGATATAAGAACGCTTCTTCCAATACTTACGACCCATATCTTCTAGTGTAGGATCTTTAAACCAGCCACGCACCTCAGAAAGGATTGGGCAAGTTTCACCATACATTTCCATGCATGGAACTTGTACTTGTACTGGACGTGAATCAGTCTCACCTTTAACGCCAGCAAATGGCAACTTAATCATTAGGCGTTCTGCCCAGAAAAAGTCGTTGTTTGGATTGCCGTCTGGAAGGAATCGTAGTGTTGCGGTCTGACCTTCCTGCATGTTCCAGAAAGGATAAATTGCGTTGTCGCCACCGCCTGTAGAACTACCGCTTGTGCGTGTTTCTTGTTCTTTGAGCTTTGCTCGGATTTCTGCTAATGATGCCATAGTTATGCCTCCTTATAAATGTGCCTATGAGCTTGTGCCTTAATGTGTAGCACTAATATATAGTGTACACGATTTATTTATCTTGTCAACCTATTTGACAAGATATTTTAGAGAATTAGCAGATCAACGAAGACCTGCTAATTCTCTCATTCTGTCAAACTCTACTGACGGTTCCATTTGTTGTGGTTGTGTACGCATTTGAAACTGTTCAAAAGTTTGATTAACTCTTTCGATAAACGCCTTAGCAGGTTCTATGAACTGCTCGCCGTAATCTTTTTCAACCATGGTTAATACAGCGGTTTCGCCTTTGGGAAATTCGCCTGTTTCTCTGTCATAGTAACTTAGTATAAATTCGCCCAGGGGAGCCTTTTGCTCTTTTACTGCTTCGTCATCTTTGCCCGTGGCTTTTTTAATAGCAATGTCTTTGGCCTTCATGTAATCATCTGAATCAACATCGCCGTCTTTGTCTAGGTCTTTGCCTTTGGCTTCTTGTACGTTCATTTCAATCCACTGCATTAATGGATATAGTGTGTTAACGATTTCGTTTCCAAAACGTGCATCTTTGCCCGAGCCTGGCTCACGCTCCATGCCTTTTGCTTTTTTACGCAGTTCAATTACAGGTGCTATAACTTGTTTAAATTTAGCATCACTGGTATTTGCGTTATTGTCTAACCAGCTCATAACATCATATACATCGTTTACATACATGTTGGCTAGATTGCCTTCGTATTCGCCGTCGCCTCTTTCAATGCTTTTACCTATTTTACGTAGGTTGCCTAGTGTCTCAATTGCATCTTTTGATGTCTTAATGTATGCTTCGTCTAGGTCTTTGCCGCCATCCGCCACACCTTGAGGCTTCTCATTCCATTGATCGGCATAGGATTTTGTGGTTACATCCTCGTTGTTATAATCATAAACAATAAACTGGTCAACTTTTTTACGGGGCACATCTATGTTGAAGCCCTCACTGTCCATGAACTGCTCAAACTCACTCACATTGTCTTTTGAGACATAGATAAAATAATCTTTGCCTTCATTCTCGGCAGGAATAATTTCTGCCATTTCTTTACATTTACTGCAACGTCCGATATTGCCGTCTGGCTCTCCCATAATAGGAGCATCGCAACAGTTGCTTACGCCTTCTTCTGATTCTGTTTGAGCCGCTTCGCCAAACTGACCCATCATGCGCTCAAAGCCTTGCTCTAGTTCAATTTCTTCTGGTACGCAGTTAGGAACTTCTTTGCCGCCTTTTTTCTTATGGCCTACCATCTTGTAGCCTTTCCAACAAGGATCGTCTGCGCCGCCTTTCATTTTCCCAGCTTCTTCTAAGTCGTCTGGACCTAATACTTTAGCCTTTGTAGCCTCTGATACTAGTTTATAGATATATGGGAATACATCTTTTAGTTCTTCGTTGAACTGACGAATGGTTAATTGGTCAATCCAATTTTCAGCAACATCTGCTGGAACTTCTTCCATGACTGGAGATTCAAAACCTTCAAATGCTTCTTTGTAGTATGCAGTACGTTGTAGTTGTTCAATAGTTTTCTTAACTGTACCAATACGTTCTTTAACTACATCCATGTAGCCTGCTAGGCTTTCTGCCATTACTGCTGAACGACCCATATAAGTTTTAAACTTACGTAGTTTGTTTAGTTCTTCGCTTAGACTTACAATATAGTTACCAAAATCATCGTATGGCTTGCCGCCTTCGCTTACATGACGAGCCATTGCTCTTGCACCGTTTAGGTGTTTATAAGGATACTTAAAACGCTCACCTTCTGAGCTTTCAATGTAGATTGAGCCAACATGCTGAGTGCGACTCGCTGCTAATTCTTGATTAATATTTTCTGTATGCCTGACAACAATTCTTGCATTGTCTACATTTTGATAACTAACACGGCCAGTGCCGTACATTTTTGACTCCGTCATGGTTCCTTCTCCAGGGCGATTTTTTGCTAAGAATTTATAATCTCTTTTATCTAAATTAGATTTATTAATATCTCTAATATCAAACTCTAATCTACGTTTCTTTCCAAAAACTCGAAGTTCTTTTAAAAAGTTATACCAATTTTTTTGCGTAAGTTGATCTTCGTTTGTAATAAAATCTTTTGAAAAAATTACTGTGAGTTTATTTTTTTCTGTATTATTAGGATCTTCAGAAATATTTACACTTACGGTACCTAGCGTTTTTCCGTTATCTGTATAATCAAAATCGAAAAATCTAGCAAGTTTTGGCATATCCGTAACATTGCCGCTAGCGTCGCCAACAGTTATCTTAGAGAAACGTCCTCTGAGCTTATTAAATAGATCTTCAGCAATATTTTCTAATTTCATCATAATGTATTTATGTCAATAGTTAGTAGATATGAATATAGGCATAGGTTCGATATAATCTATTTCCCCGTCTGCTTGGCTAAATGTGTTATATATTCTTGGATCCCAGTCTTTCAATACATCCATCATTCTTATAGTTAATAGTGTAGCACTAATTAAATCGTCAGTCATACCTGTTTTAGCTTGAAAACTAGATCCTGTTGCTACAAACCCTTTAAGCTCGCTAATTAAGGGTTTAGAGTGTACTATCATTTTGTCGTTTTCGATCATGGTTTTAAGTCTTGAACAAGCCGTAACTTTGGACGAATGGGTAGTGTTAAAACCTTTGCGGAACTTTCTAACGTGTCCTTTTCGTATGGGCTCGCTAACAAACAAACCAGGGATATTTTCTTCCCCAAAGTCATTGATAACAATAAGTGCGGCTTCTCCCAGGCCATTATTTTCTACACTCCAATATATTCCTCCAGGATTTTTAGTTTCTTCTGCAATATAAGCACAAATATCTCTTAATACTCTAATCTGCCCAGGTATTGCTGTAGTATTATGTTGCCATTCTGCTACTTGTTCGTATGTAGGTAGTTCAATAACTTGAATTGCGGCAGAGTCGCCCCCTGTTCCCATACTTGGATCTAACGCTATCGCATACGTATATTGATCAGTTGGTTTTTTATACCATCGTGTTTGTCCCATATTGAGGAATGGAGTTTTTCCCTCCATGGTAGCAAGTTTAATAGAGTTGATTAATGTTTCATCAAATACTAAGAATTCACAACCGTATTCACGACGGAATTTTTCTTCGCCAATACGACCGATTTCTTCATCACGCCATTTTTCATCCCTGTCAGGATGTTCTTCCCAACTTGCTCTAAATGCATGAAAGCCGTTGATGCCTACGTCACTTTCGTTACCATACTCGTCAAACTTTTGTTCTGCTTGTTTCCAAATAGTAGCAAAAGTGTCTTCGTCTGAGTTAGGAGTTGAAGTAATAATAGCACGACCACCAGTTGCCAGCGTAGGTGATATTGAAGTCCAAAATTCTTCTGCAATGTTCGGTTGCACGAATGCAAACTCGTCACAGTATAGTAATGATATGGACATACCACGTCCTGTGTTGCCCGTTGTTGTTTGACTTACAATACGTGATCCGTTTTCAAACTCCATGCTACCTTTGTTATAACTTGTAACACCTGCTCTAATGTAATCCGGACACGTTTCATACACATAGCGTATACGTGCCATAATTTCCTGCGCACCCGTGTACTTGTGTGCAGCAATTAGTATAGTTTGATCTGGATGGAACATTGCATACCATGCAAGATAGATGGCAGCACAGGTCGTTTTACCCGTCTGTCTAGGCATCATGTTGATGTTAAAGCGATGGTTGTGATAGCTATGCATTAAACGTAGCTGATACTCGTAAGGATCAAATAACAACTTACCTCTTACAGGATGTTGTATGTAGGCAAAGTGTCTTGCAAAATGCAGATAGCCTTCATCGGGATCCATGCACCTTGCAAGATCCTCTATCTGTGCATTTGTAAATGTTTCTTTTTGATTGGCTTTTTTAATTAAAACGCCGTCAAGTGATTTACTCATATAACTATTTACTCAGAAAAATAGGCACCGTAGTGCCTATTTGAAACGTCCCATCCCGAATGGTAGTTTTATTTTTTAAAAGGATTCTTCTTTTTGTCAGCAATAGCTTTTTTCATTGGCTCTTTTTTATTGCCGTCTTTGTCCATATCTAGGAAGTCTGGTTTTGCTTTCTTTTCGCTTAATGCTTTTAATAGACGTGCTTTGATAGTTTCAACAGCCATTGGATTGTCGCCGTCTTGTGCTTTTTTATACATTTTCTTTTTGCGATTAATACCACCAGAAAGATCATTTAACATAGTGTTATGATCTGCATATTCTTCGTCTGGTTCATTCTCCCATTCTTCAATATCACTTGCGATTGACGGATCTTTAACTCGAATGTCTGAAGGATGCTTTTCGTGATGTAGGTCGTCGCCGCCCGCCATTAGTTCTTCAGTGTCCATGTATTCTTCATTAGGACGATTGTCTGCGCCTTCACCGGGAATCATCGGCTCGTCGTCAACGATATTACGTAGTCTTTCCATATCCATACGCATTGGCATCATTTCTGGATTAACTGGCTGTGCTGCCTGAAGTCCTGCATTTTTCATCATATTGATTAAATCAGCAACATGATCCTTGCCAGTGGCATTAAGACTGATATTCATTGATACCGGAGTGCCTTCCTGTTGGCCCATTGGTGCCATTCCACATTCTTCTAGAGACTCTAATAACTTTTTCATTTCCATTTTATTTCTCCTGGGTAGCGTCAGTGCGCTCTTTACGTGCTTTTTCTAACTCTTTAAGTAGATCCATCACTCTGTTATCGCCTACTGACTTTTGGGCACTTTCGCCGCCCAACTCTTCTGTTGTTAGAAGGGTTTGATATTCTTCAGCTTCTTTAGTTTGCTGGTATAATTCTTGTGGTTCATTAGGATTTCTAACAATAATATGTGATTGATGTATAGTACAGCAATTGCCAATATATTCTTGTAGTACCTGTACAGTTGTAGGATAGTTTAGTTCTATTTCAAAATAGGTTACTTCGGTATTTTGAAGTTGTGGGAAATCTAACGGTCTTTCCTGTATAGGTGTTTTTTTTCCTTGACTCATTTTTTCTACGCCGTATTTTTGTAGGCAAGTTTCTAAATGGTCAACAAAACCTTCAGGTAGTTCTCCTGCAACTCCTATCTTAAATGGATAGGTTTTTTTTGATTCTATTAGTATATCTTTAAATGATCTCATTGCGCATTGATCCTAAATTCTTATATATGTTATTTATCTTTACCTAGACCTTTTAGACGCTCTAAGAGACTGTTGCGATCAGTTACTACATATCCTTCCCCATTGATAATACCAGTTGGGGGTGTGTCTTCCTTGTCTAATTTTTCTTTTTTAAGTTGTAGTTCAACCATTTTAAGTTTTTTATCTAATTTAGCAACTTTAGCATCAAGACTAGTTTTAAGCATATTACCTGCAACTTCCATTACTCTGCCAGCATATCTTGCTTCTACATTCATTCCTAAATCCATTAGGTCTTCGTATGCAGCCATTGCTTTATCTGCTATTTCATTTAACTCAGTATCTGCCATTTCGCCAAGTCCTTTTACTTGAGGCAATGCAGCAGAAATTTTATCAAACTCAGCTATGTCTCGAAAAGTTTTTTCTTGTTCAGCAATTTCATATTTTTTTTGTTCACGCTCTTGCTTTTCTGCGTTCTGAACTATTTCTTTGCTGTCTGGTAGATTTAACAAGTCTTCTAATTTTTTAGTCATACTCTTTTTTCCACTAATAATATGCTACTATTATTTATCTTCTTCTACCATTGTGGAATATATCATGCTCACCCACTATGCGAAATAGAACACCTTGCTGCTTGCACCATGCTCTTGCAGCTTCCCATTTCGCTTGATTCACTACCCAACTTGCTTGATTGTGCTTGCTGCGACCAAGTTTTTCTTTAATAGTTTGATTTTCAGGTTTAACTTCAATAACTTCTATTCGTTGTTTTCCGTTTTTATCAGCATAAACGATAAAAAAATCAGGTACGTATATTGTGTGTTTACCGGTTAGTGGATTTCTATAAGGTATTTTAATTGCTTCGCTTGCCCATTGTTTTATAGCAGGATGCTCGTCGCAGAATTTCATAAAGGCAAATTCCCAGCCAGACCTATAAGTTGGTGTTCTATTGCCTACATACTTTGAAGGATTTTTGAGATTGAACTTTCCCTGAGCGTAATGTGCCATCTCAAACTACAATGTTCCTTTCTTCGTATAGCTCTATTTTAGAAACTCTGTAACCTATGGTACTACTTGCAGATCTGTTTAAATTTAAAATTTGTGCAACGACATTACTTAACTGTACATCAGTTATACCTTTTAGCGTGTCAATTAATTCAAAAGCAGGAATTTTATCAACCCCTGCTTGCTGTAGTATTAACGATGCAGTATTAACCGCTGCAACTTCGTCAAAGCCTCTTTTTTGAAAATATCCAACAACAGCATCGATTTCTGCAGGAGTATAGTAGATTTCTTGATTAAAATACCTATTAAGCATACGACTTGGTTGATTTGATTTGTCTTGTACTGCTTTTTGTAAGCTGCTACTTGTTGCCATGAATTAACCTCAGTTTGATTTAATTGCTTCGCTTGCAATTTGTAATACTTTTCTATTACCATTTTCTGCCATAGAAATAATTTCTTGTTCTATAGCCGTTTGTTCTGCTGTTGTAAGATTATTAAAATCTCCAAAATTTCTACTATTCCAATCGCCGCTATATGCACCAGTTGCTAGTACTCGTTTAACCGTTGCATTAAGTGCAGGTCTATTAGTTGACAATTCTCTAGATACTAGATTAGCATCTAGAGTTCTAGTTGATGCAATAGTATTATTCCTTGCAGTATTTGTTGAAAGTCCTGATATTCTACTAGAATTAGTACCTATTCCTGTACTTCTCGATGCTCCAGTATCCCTTTCTCTAGCGCCACGAGGAGACGGAAACAGTATTTGTCCTAATCTATTAATTTGTCTGCCTTCTTTGCTAGTGTTTAGTATAGAAGTGAGTATTCCTCGAGGGTCTTTTCTTCCACTAGAAATATTTCTAAATATTCCGCCAAGTGCATTTATACCTTGATTGTCATACTTGTCAAATTGGGGGATAACTACAGGTTCAATAGTTCTAACTCTACCAGACTCATAACCTTGAAATGCTTCTAAAGTTGTTAATGGACTATGCACTTGGTCGTAACGTGTTTCTTGGTCTGTAAATCCTACAGGCTCTTGTCCGCTTTCAATATTGCCGTTATTGTATAAAACTCCCTCGTATGCAACCATCATACGATTTTCCATTATTCCAGCGCCTTCACTGTAAGCTAAGTTATCGTGACCCCATGCAGTTAGAATAGGGTTGACAAGAGTGTATGAAAACCAATTGTGTCTTGAAAGTTGATATATTCTTATGTAACTAAAGAATGGTCCATTGTGCCCATTATCTAAGCCGTACTTAGGCACTTGTCCTTTAAATTTATCCCTCGGACCAAAATCTAATGGTCTACCTCTATCATTTTTATGGCCATCTTTAAAATAATATTTGTAATATTCTTCTAACATGGCTCTAGTTAAGCCAGTATTATCATCGTGCAACGTTATGGTAATTTCATCATAGTCTATTCTAGTTTGCACACGTTTTTTTCTGTTATATTGCTGTTTAGTAGTAACTTCTGCTTTAAATTTTGGCAGGTCAATACTTTTTACTAGTACACCTAGTTCTTTTCTGTACGTAGAACTATTTGCAATTTTATCATAAGGAGCTGCATATTCAAATACTACATGGTATAAGAATTTACTTTTAGGACCTAATGCATGTCCGTGCTCAGTAAACAGTTGCATAGCATGACGTGCATCTCTAAGATGCAATTCGCTATCACTGTTAATTAAATATAAGTCTGTTGCTCCGATTCCCATAATAATATTTATCCTGAGAGAATAACCGCGTAGATAATAAAAAAGCGAGAACTATTTTCATAGTCCCCGCTTAGTTGAATGCCAACGTTAAGTGTATTAGATACTGCCGGCGTTTGTTCCGCCAGTAATCTGTGTGCCACCGTCAGCGTCTTGTGTGGCTCTTGTTGTTATCTCACCAATGCCTAGGTTATCAGCACCTTCAGCACCGTATTGGATAGCATTGTCGTAACGAATAGTTAACGATACTGTTACAGGATCATTTGTTGCATATGCTAGTGTGTTATAATTAACACTTTCAACATAGCAGCCTACTAGATGGAATCTATCTAGTACGTTTGCGCCGCCTGCGTCACCGTTACCACCGTCTAAAATTTCAATTCTAGTTTGGAATTTGTATGTACCGCCCGACACTGCTGAAGACTGCTCCCAGAAGTCAAACTGTCTCTGGATCTGCTGTCCAACAATTTTCTGCACGTTATTGTTAGCATCTTCACGCAAGGTTAGCGTAATTGGTTCCCATGTGTGCTTACCAGCTAGATATGAACGGCTGTTGTAAGCATCAACTGTAATCTGTTCAAATGTTAAATTTGGACGGGTTACATCTACTACTTGTCTCGATATTTCTCTAACACCATCTGGGCCGCCTGTTGTACCAAATCCGTCTAGTAATACACGGAAGCGATACTGTAGCTTAGGCATCAATAGTGAGCTATTAGAACCAGAGCCAGCTGTTGGTATCGAAATATTTGTTAATGTTGTGATTGGCATTCTTAAATCTCCTAATACATAAGTATTTATCTATTTGGCCCCCCATTTCTGAGGGGCCTATTTTACCATTAGCCTAGTGCAGCAATTTCACCAGTATTCTTAATTCTCAACGGAATGTAAATAAACTCCACTGCTTTTACTGGTTCAATTGCAATATCTAGATAAAGCTCATTACGGTCTATTCTAGCTGGCGTGTTGTTTGACTCATCGCAAACCACCAAGTAGTCATATAGCGCACGTAAGCTCACTAGTTCTAGACAGAATGCATCAGCTGCTGCCTTGATCTGATCACGTGTGATCTTATCGTTTGGTTCAAATAAGTATGGTCTTGCTAGTTTTTCTAGCTGGCCACGCATATAAACAATCAAACGTGCTACGTTTACACGGTCTAGAGCACTTGCATTTCTTGCACGAGTCTTTTGACCAAACACAACAAGACCTGCACCGCTTAAGAATGTAATTGGATTGATGTTGTTGCTGTATAGTGTATCGCGCTGTCCGGTGTTTAGTGCGATTGAAACAAATTCGCCTTCACTGTTAATATAACCGGAAGCTGTTGCGTTTGTAACACCACCGCGTCTTGTACCTGCTGGAGCAAACCAGGGGAATGCAACTTGGTCGTTTAGTATGATTGTTCTTAGTGCCATATGGCTTGGAGGAACAACTACGTTATTGCCAAAGTTGTCGCTAGTAAAGCCCCATGGATAATACATTGCCATGTATTCGTCATAGCTGACTGCACCTTGATCATTATCTTCAACTGCTAGTCTAACGTTTGATGCCCATTCGTTTAGCGATGTTGCATCTGGTGTTAGTCTTGCTGGAGAATCGCCAACAACAAATGCTGTTAGTCTACGATCATAGTTTAGTGTGATCATTTCGCCAATTAGCTCAGGATAGCCTGGGCAAGCAATTAAGTTAAAGTAACGTGAATCTTCGTCACGAATATCTTGGTTGCTGTTAACCATTGCCTGTAGAGCTTGTGCTACCGACTTACGTTGTGCATGACGGCCAAATGTACCTGAACCGTCTTCGTTATTACCTGAATCAGTTACCCAACGATGTGGATAATATGTATCCATTGTTGCATCTAGTTCGTAACGTGGGTTAGGACCTGCATTTACGTCAACCCAGTTACGTTCAAAACGCTTAACGTTAAATCCACTTCTACGTAGGTTCCATAATAGCATACCTTTTGGATATAGTGCTGGATCTGGAGCATCTGGATCAACATAGTTAGTTGATAGCATTGCGTCAATTGCACCTGCATCTAGTCCAGTTAGATAGTTTCCACCGTCTACACCATAACGTGCATCTGCAAACAGAACACCGTTTTCTGTAGTTTGATCAGTTTTGTCAACTAATATCCATTGGCCAAGTGTTTTGTTGTACTTGTAAATGGTTGGGAAGTTTTCAATGTCAGCTGTATCAATCCACAAATCGCCTGTTTCTAGATCTGAACCATCTCTTTGCTCTTCTGGCTCAGAAGCAGCTACAAATGGCCCTTCACTGTCAGTTTGGCCAGTGCCATCACCGTGGTTAAAGTTTAAATAGCCTACCCACTTAGATCCATCATGAATCATGATGTCAATTTCGTCAACAACTGAGCTATACCATAACTCTCCAGATGCTGTTAATGCAAGTGGTTCGTTATTGTCTGCTGTTGGAAGTAGTGGTTTCCAAAGAGTAGCAACCATTTCTTCTGGATCGCTATTTGTGGCGCCTGCCTGCCATGCTAGGTTAACAGTGCCAGTGTCTTGATCATAATCATACGGAGCAAATCCTGCTTCTGTTAAGTGTCCAGAAGCATCATACAGTGTAAATTCTCCGCCTAGTTTATGTGAAATTACAATTCTGTTTAAGCCGTCTACGCTTGCAGTTACGTTTACTAACCCAGCAGCATTAATAGAAGCTGCAAGATCTTTAGCGTCATCTGCATCACCAGCAGCAGTTAAAGAAATACTTACTGGTGTTAATGCATCTGTATCTGCATCACGTGGATAAAATTTATTAGATCCTGTTCTAGTTTCAGTTATTGAGAAAGAAACAGCACCTGGGGTTAATGTTCCGCCAGCAATTTTTGAACCAACAATTACTGTTGGACCATTAGCATTTCTAGTGTAAACTTTCCAATCACCTAGCTTAGGTGAACTACCTTCAACGTTAGCCCTGACATAGAGATCGCCAATTGAAAGGCCAGCGCCGCCGCCTGTTTTATTAAGTTCATAAATTGCTTCAGCATTGCTTTGATAAACAGGAGCAAATATTGGTGCC